GGGGCCAAGCTCAGCGCCATTGTGAAGGTTTGGAGCGAATACAACCCGGTCACTTTGATGCAGGAGGGGTTCAATGGGCTGGGCCAATACCTGACCGACTGGGACCTAAGCGCTATCCTTGGAACCAAGTTCGGTGCCATCGTGAAGGTTTGGCTCGAGTACAACCCGGTCAAGTTGATGATGGAGTCCTTCGGAGGCCTGATTAAATATCTGACCGGGTGGGACCTGGGGGCAATCCTCGGCTCGAAAATCTCGGAAGCCGTTGCGGCGTTAAAAAATGGTCTGCCCGATTGGGCGAATAAACTGCTCGGGATCGACGGCGCCTCGATGGGTGACGCGACGGGTGATGAGCCCGGATCTTCCAACGTCACCGCAGCCTTGGCCGCTGATCCAAACGCAGCACTTGGGCCTCGACGTTCAGTCAGTGAGTTGGGCCAGCGCGCAGCTCAGGTTGGTCAAACCGCGGCGCAGGCAGTCGAACAGCCGGCGCAGAAGGTGCTGGTTCAAGTCGACATGAACAACCTGCCGCCAGGCACCAAGGTTAAAACCGAGGGCAGCCAGGGCGCGACGTTCGACACGGACCTCGGTTACTCAATGATGGCCCCCTAACCGGAGTTTTCCATGACTTGGCGAGACACCTACCGCGCCGCGACTTTTCGCGGCGTGGCCTTTTTTGTGGAAAGTGCGGACAGCAGCCACGGTCGGCGTCAGGCCGTACACGAAACTGCGCAGCGCGACACTCCGTATACCGAAGATCTGGGTCGGAAGTCCCGCGAGTTTTCGGTTATCGGTTACTTGCTCGGCAAGGACTACCACCTAAACCGGGACGAATTAATCAAGGCCTGCGAGGTCGCGGGCCCGGGTGCTTTGGTGCACCCGTACCGCGGGGAAATGAACGTTGTTTGTCGCGGACTGAACATCAGCGAAACCGCGGCTGAAGGCGGAAAGTGCACGATCGCCCTCACATTTTTGGAGGCAGGGGAGGCGGCCTACCCATCGGCGAACGTTGATAGCGTCAATGCGATCAGTGCCAAGGGCAACACCGTCACCGCTGCGGCAGAAAAAAGCTTTGTGTCTGACTTCCTGACCACAGGATTTCCCGCCTACGTGGCGGAATCTGCTGCGTCCGGGCTGGCAGCCCTGGCTGAGTACATGGCGGCGCCGGGCTTGAGCTTCTCCGGCGACTTGAAGGCAGCGTCTGACTTCTACCTGCAAGCGCGTGGGCTTGCATCCGACGCTTCAAGTTTGGTCCAGAAACCACTGAATATGGTCAGCCGTATCACGGGTTTGATCGGCTCGGTCCGTTCAGCTTTTGGTACAAACGCGTTCAGCATGCTGACCAGTTTGTTTGACCGTTCGCCGACAACCTATACGGGCAGTACCGCGACGCCAAGCCGCCAACAGCAGGCCACCAATGCAACTGCGATGAATGCACTGGTGCGCCAGGTGGCTGTAGCCGAGGCCGCCAAGGCAGCGGTTGTCACGCAAACCCCGGTGGTTACGACGGCGAACTCCACGCAGGCGGCGACGGGGGCGGCGGGGTCGGCGCCGGCAACGACAGGAGCAACTCAAACAGCGCCTGGTGTTACCCAAACACTCCCAGTTCCAACCGTTTACGACAGCTACCAGGCAGCAATCAAGGTCCGTGAGGATCTGGTCGACCGTATAGACGCCGAAAGCGAAGTCACTCCGAACGATGAGGTGTACGTCGCACTGACTGATTTGCGTACCAGTGTGGTTCAGGCCGTGCCCAATCCTGAGCAAAACCTTGCCCGGATTGTTCAATACGTACCGCGAGAAACGCTGCCTTCGCTGCTGGTGGCTTATCATATTTACGGCGACGCCGGACGCGCCGATGACATCGCTACGCGCAATTCAGCGCGACATCCGGGGTTTTTAATGGGTGGACAACAGCTCGAGGTGCTCGCAGATGGATGACTTGGAGCTGCTGGTCAACGGTATGAAATACGCCGGCTGGACTTCGCTTGGCGTCACCCGTGCGATCGATGCGGCCACCACGGCCTTCACGGCAACGCTCACCGAAAAATGGGAGGCGGGAAACAGATCGACGGCACAAGTAGAACCCTGGCCGATTCTCCCGGGTGATGCGTGCGAGGTCAGGCTTGCCGGCTTTCCGATGGTGATCGGCTACGTTGATATTTTCAAACCGTCCTACAGCGCGAACGACCACACGATCAACGTGCAGGGGCGGGACAAGGTTGCCGACCTGGTGGATTGCAGCGCCGTGCACGCGCCGGATGAATGGAAAAACATCGACCTGCTCAAGTTTGCGCAGATCCTCGCGGCTCCCTTCGGCGTGACGGTAAAGACGGATATAGCCGTTGGTGAGCCGTTCCAGATCTGCAAGCTTCAACAGGGCGAAACAGCCTTCAAAGCGATTGAGCGCTATGCCCGGCAGCGCAAGGCATTGCTTATGCCTGACGGCGCTGGCGGGTTGTTGATTACCCGTGCTGGCGTTCGGCGCGCCACAACGGCGCTGGTGCAGGGTGAAAACATCCTCAATGCCAGCGGCACCATTGATCACAGCCAGCGATTCAGCAGCTACCAGGTGAAAGGTCAGGCGAGTTACAGCCCCGATAGCACCGGAGAAACCGAGGCACATATCGAAGGCAGCGTTACCGATAGCGGCATCAAGCGCTATCGACCGATGCTGCAGGTCGCCGAGATCGGTGGCACATCCGCGAGCCTGCTCGATCGCGCCACGTGGGAAGCGAACAGCCGAATTGGCAAGTCCGCTGCTGCCAGCGTTTCAGTCTATGGGTGGCGGCAAAGCCCGGGCGGAGCGCTGTGGGAACCCGGAATGCTGGTCTACGTCCGTTCGTCCTGGCTTCGCATGGATGGGTGGATGCTAATCCGCCAAGTCACTTACGAGCGCGGCGAAGGCGGGACCACGGCCAAGCTTGAGATCGTCAGCCCGCAGGCCTTCGATCCTGAGCCGCCAGACGGGACGAAAGCGAAAAAAACGAAGGTCGGCAAAAAGGGTCAGCGCAACATTTGGGCCGAGGCCATTGGCGAAGAGGATCGACCGAAATGAAGGAAGCGTTCCGCGAGATTGGCAGCCGCGTAATGATGATGTTCTCCCGTGGCGTGCTGCGGGGCGTCAATGATTCCGGTCCCAGGCAACAGGTGCAAGTTGAGCTTCTCAAGGACGAACTTCGCGATGGCCTTGAGCACATGCAGAACTACGGCTTCACCAGTCACCCGCAAGGCGGTGATGTTGCGGTCGCTTTTCTGGGTGGCAACCGGGAGCTGGGGATTGTCCTGGTTGTCGATGATCGCCGGTACCGCCTCCCTCTGCTCGCCGGTGAGGTGGCCATCTACGACGACTTGGGCAACAAGATCGAGTTGCTGCGCGAGATGGTGAAGGTGACGGCCGTTCAGCACCTGGAAGCAGTGGCGCCGACGATCAAGCTGGTGGGCGATCTTGAAGTGATCGGCAATATCACCAGCACTGGCACCATCAAGAACAACGGTAAGGACATCGGTAGCACCCATAAACACAACGGGGTTACTGCCGGTAGTGGAACCTCAGGAGTGCCGATCTGATGGCTGATGCCGCAATGGTAATGACTGAAAACGGCGGACAGCTGGTGTTGTCGGGCTTCGATTTGGCGCGAGATGACGGCCTGGAGACGGCAGTCATCATCAGCCTCTTCACCGATCGTCGCGCCAGCGCCGAGCAGCTCCACGTGGAACTGCCGCAGGATGATCTGCGTGGCTACTGGGGCGATATTGGTAACGCCACACCGTCGGACCAGACCGGGTCGCTGCTCTGGCTGCTGGCGCGAGAAAAGCAACTTCCACAGATCCTTGGACGCGCTCAGCAGTATTGCCGGGAGGCACTGGCCTGGATGGTGGAGGACCTGGTAGCGACTCGCGTTGAAGTGACAGCGGAGTTCGTTGCCCAAGGCTGGATGCTGATTCTCGTCGATATTTTCCGGCCGACCGGTTCGCCGGTCCGCTATCGCTTCAATTACGAATGGGCGGCTCAAGCCGCGAAGGGGCCTGCCTGATGCCATTTGCTCGACCAACATTAACCGAGCTTATCGACCGAGTGATCACCGACATCAGCAGTCGGGTGACCGGCGTCGACAGTGCGGTGCTTCGGCGATCGCTGCTCGGGGTCATCGGCCAGTCCGAAGCCGGCGCTGTGCATATGCTGTATGGCCACCTCGACTGGATCGCCATGCAATCGGTTATAGACACCGCAGATTCGGAATATCTCGAACGTTGGGCTGCCATCTGGAAAGTCGTTCGGAAGACTGCCGGGTTTGCTAGTGGGCAGGTTGCCTACTCCGGTACGGTCGGCTCCACCATTCTCGATGGGACCATTGTGCAGCGCCAAGACGGCGTCCAGTACAAGGTGCTCGGTGACGCCGTATTCGGCGGCGGGCCATTGGTCGTGCCGGTTCTGGCACTGGAGGCGGGTGAAGCCAGTAATTTTGGCTCAGGGTTACCGATCTTCCTGTTGTCACCGATCGCTGGCGTCCAGTCGACAGGGACAACAGCAACCGAGATCGAGGGCGGTGTCGACACGGAGTCGGATCCACGGCTATTGGCCAGGCTGCTGGCGCGAATTCAGCAGCCACCGCACGGAGGCGCAGATTTTGATTACCAGATGTGGGCATTGGAAGTGGCCGGCGTCACTCGGGTCTGGGTGTATCCGCGCCAGATGGGTGCCGGCACTGTAACGGTCCTGTTCGTCTGTGATGACCTTCCGGACATCATTCCGACACCGGCCAAGGTGGCCGAGGTACAGGCGTATATCAACGCCCGTGCGCCGGTGACTGCCGAGGTCTTTGTTGCAGCGCCAATCGCCGATTCCTTGAACCTGACGATCAAGCTCGCCCCGAACACCACAACCGTTCAAAACGCCGTCCGCGCGGAACTGGCGGATCTGATCGACCGCGACTCCGCACCTGGTGGGACGATCCTGATCAGCCGTCTACGCGAGGCCGTGTCGCTGGCCGCCGGCGAGAACAACAACCAGATCGTCACGCCAACTGCTGACGTGGCGCATGCCACCGGCCACATGCCAACTCTAGGCAACCTTACTTTCTTCAGCTTCTAGGAGGCGCAATGTCGACAGCTGCTGAATACAGGGAGCAGCTCAAAGCGCTGCTTCCACCTGGCCAAGCATTCCCCCGCGACCCTGGAACCACACTGCACGATCTTCTTGATGGGATGTCGATCGAGCTTGCGCGTGTCGATGATCGGGCCAGCGCGCTACCGCTTGAAGTGAATCCGAATACGACCTTGGAGTTGCTCCCTGACTGGGAGCGCGTGGCGGGTCTTCCGGACAAATGTTCGGGCACCCTTGAGGAAACGTTGCAGGGGAGGCGAAACGCTTTGCTGGCAAAACTTACCAGCACCGGCGGCCAATCGGCGGATTACTTCATTCAGCTTGCAGCATCCCTTGGATACGCCGTGACGATCGAAGTGTTCCGCGCATTTCGCGCGGGCAGATCCGTCGCAGGCGATTTATTGAGCAATGGCGACTGGGCCTTCGCCTGGCGTATTCACGCCCCGGATGTGACGGTGATTCCCTTTCGGGCGGGCCTGTCTGTGGCTGGTGAGCGTCTGCGTGTTTGGGGCAGCGACACTCTCGAGTGCAAGATCCGCCAGCTGGCGCCGGCGCATACCATCCCGATCTTCGCCTATGGCGACGCCACGCTCGACCTCAGCTTCGTGCAGGACACCTATCGGTCAGGCGCCAATAGCACGACGTTCGCTGGCCTGATCACGTTCACGCGCAGCAGCATAGGCACGTACTTTGATGCGGCTGGGGTGCTGAAGACTGCAGCCATCAATGCACCTCGGTTTGATCACCATCCGACAACGAAGGCGCCGCTCGGGCTGATGATCGAGGGGGCGGGTACGAACCTGCTCAGGTACAGTGAGCAGTTCGATAATGCTGTGTGGACTAAAGCGGGCGGGATAATCGTCGTAGCTAACGCATCCGTCGCTCCAGATGGCTCTATGTCAGCAGACAAAATTATTCCGTCAAATGGAGCGAGCACGGTTGGCGCATCCGTCGTGGAATTTGTTTCCAAGGTCGCCGCCCCAGTCGTTTACACCGCCAGTGTTTTCGCGAAAGCAGGCGAAATGGACATTGTTAGATTGTTCATGCACGGGGCAAATACGACGACGGCCCGCTGTATAGCTAACTTCAACCTGATAACAAAGTCAGCTGTTGTCGTTAGTCAGGGGTCGAGTGGATTCGATGACGCCACTGTGTCGATTACAGACGTTGGTGGCGGCTATTTTAGAGTTTCCCTCACCGCTACAACCGATAGCAATGCTGGTGTATCGCTAAGACTTTATTCGCTCAGTTCCACCCTGTCAGTTGGCGATGACGTATCAGGCGTCTACGTTTGGGGCGCTCATCTCGACGCCGGGCCATTGTCCAGCTATATCCCCACCACCTCTGCCGCTGTAACTCGAGCTGCCGATGTTGCCGCGGTGAACACGCTGACGCCATGGTTCAGCCCGGCACGCGGCACCCTCTATGCAGAGGCGACAAACCTCGGCCCGTCCGGTACCACCATTGCTCAGTTGGGCACTATTTCTGATCGCATCCTGACGTCGGTAGCGCCGGCCGGGTTTACCGGATCCGGCGGGTCGACGATTGTCGGTTCGGTGAACCAGGCGAGCATGCAGTCAGCCGTTGGGGCTCCCGGGCAGAAGGTTGCCTACGCCTACGCCACCAATGACTTCGCCTGCGCCGTGGGTGGAACTTTGATCGGCACGGACACGTCGGGTGCGCTGCCTACCGTGTCATCGATGTTGCTGGGAAGTAACGGCGCAGCGGTAACCAACTGCTACATCCGCCAGATCACCTACTCACCGAAAAGGCTCAGCAACGATCGCCTACAGGCCATGACTGCGCCTTAAACATCCACAACGGAGAATAACCATGCATCGTATCGACGGCCCTGGGGCCACGGTAGAAAATAAGTTCACTGAGGGCGA